TGAATTGCCTTTACATTTCAAAGACAGTTCTGGCAATAGCGTGGACATGACTGGTTATACAGTTGCAGGGCAGGTGTGGGACAGGCTGGGTCAAAACAAGCTGGCTGACTTCACCAATACTTGGACAGTTCAAGCATCAGGCCAGTTCACACTCTCCATTCCAGCGGCCACCACTGCGACAATGAGTGGTTTTGGTCAGTACGATGTATTAGTAACTGAACCTACCAACGAAAAGTTTTATCTTTTACAAGGTAATGCTGTCGTTGACAATGGTCTTACTGGATGATCTATGGAATTACAAATCACCCCTGGATCACCGTCTCGCATTACTGTAACTGAATCAACTAGCGAAGTTGTTGTTCAGAAGCAGGAATTGCAAGTCACTCTTGTTACTGCAAGAGGACCACAAGGCCCATCATTTGCTGGATCAAACTTCTTTGATACCACTGCAATTGATGCACTGACATCTAGTGACATTGGCAAGGTTTTAACTTGGGACGGGACTAGATACGCTCCCTCCAGTTCCCTTACACAAAATCTCACAATTGTCGGAGGCGCGTTCTAAATGTCTACAGTCACAATCAAGATTAAACGCAGAGCCTCGTCGGGCTCGGCGGGGGCTCCAAGCTCGCTTAAAAGCGGCGAACTTGCGTTTAACGAGAATACAAGCGACAAGAAGCTTTATTACGGCTATGGCGATGATGGCAATGGAAACGCCACATCTGTCATCTCCATTGCTGGTGAAGCCATTCCTAACAGTGGGCTGGCAAATAGCAGTGTCACGATCAATGGCAATTCGCTTGCCCTGGGCGGCACGCTGACGCTTGACACTGATGATATTGGTGAAGGCAGCACCAATCTGTACTACACCGACGCTCGTGCTCGTGCAGCGGTTTCTGTTACGGATGCTGGTGGGGATGGCTCGCTTGCTTACAACAGCACGACTGGTGTCATTACATACACGGGGCCATCTGCTGCTGAGGCGAGAGCCCATTTCTCTGCCACTGGTGGCGTTGTTTACAACAGCTCTACTGGTGCTTTCACGCTTTCCTCCATCGCCAACAGCGAACTAGCTAATAGCGCAATCACGATTAACAGCACTGCTGTTTCTCTTGGTGGTTCTATCACCCTTGATTCAGGGGATATTGGCGAAGGCTCCAATCTTTATTACACCGACGCACGGGCTCGCGCCGCCATTTCTGGCGACGCTTCTACGGGCTTCAGCTACAACAATTCCACTGGTGTGGGATCGCTGGCCAGCATCCCGAATAGCAGTCTTGCTAACAGCTCGATCAGCGTTAACGGAACGTCTGTTTCGCTTGGTGGGTCTGTCAGCACCAGCTTTGACGTAAGCGACGGCACCACTTCCAGCACCGTTTCTGATGGTGGCACCCTGACTGTTCAGGGCACTGCGAACGAAGTGGAGGTGAGCAACAGCAGCAGCACTCTGACTGTTGGTCTGCCTAATGACGTGAGTATTGCCAATGACCTGACGGTCGGCGGTGATCTCACGGTGAATGGCACTGTCACCAGTGTTAACAGCACCACTGTCACGATCGATGACAAGAACATCGAACTGGGCGCCACTGCATCGCCCACTGACGCGGGAGCTGATGGTGGTGGCATCACGCTGAAAGGCACCACTGATAAGACCATCACTTGGGTGGACTCCACTGATTGCTGGACATTCAATCAAGCAATCAACATCACCACTGGCGGCCTAAAGATTGGTGGCACTGAAGTCATCAGCTCTTCCAGGGTTCTGCAAAATGTCACTCTTAGTGGCTTGACGATTGACGGGGGCACCTTCTAAGCATGAGCGAAACCATCCAGTTCAAAAGAACTAGCGTCCTGCAAAAGCGGCCTACTGCCGCTCAACTGGCGTTGGGCGAACCTGCGGTGGTTTTGCATCAATCCAGCTTTGGCGTTTTCCTTGAAGACGCCTCTGGAAGCATCAGAAAGGTTGGTCCTATTCACGTTGGAAGCAGCGCTCCTAATGCGAGCGCTGCTGGTTCTTCTGGACACGCTTTAGGCGAAGGCTGGCTAGACACAGCTACCAACGCATTGAAGGTTTGGGATGGTAGTCAATGGGTGAGTATTTCTGGCGGCGGCGGTGGCAGTGTTGACAGCTACTTAGAGGACTTTGGCTTTGAAACTGGCAGTGTAGACTATGGTTTAGTTACACAATCTGTGGCCTCCAGTGAAGACTGGGGCAGCTCTTTAAGTCTTCTGAGTAACTGATATGGCCAAGCAGGTTCAATTTCGTCGAGGCACTTCTACTGAGCACGGTTCTTTTACTGGTGCAGTGGGAGAAATCACTTTTGATACCACTCTGAACACGCTGCGTGCTCATGATGGTTCAACTGCTGGCGGCACTCGACTGGCTCGTTATTCAGAAATTGTTCCTTCTTCGCGTCAACTTAACGCTGGAACAGGACTGACTGGCGGCGGCAACTTTAGTTCTGACATCACACTAAGTCTCGACACGTCTGGAGTGAGTGCTGGCACTTACGGCAGTGCCACTGAAGTGGCACAAATCACGGTTGATGCTTATGGCCGCGTCACCTCTGCTTCCAATGTCACTATTCAAGCTGGCAGTGCTGGCGTAAGTCTTGGCCTTGCGGTGGCTCTCGGCTAATCGCTTTCTACAATTAAAACATTCTCTTTCTGACCCATGGCCCTGCTGTATAGCCTGCTCAATGGTGAGCCTGGTCCGCTGCCAAAGCGACTAAAAATTGACGGTGTGACGCGCACTGATGCGTCGTCTTTCACCGCTGCTGAGCTTGATCGAGCTGGTTATACGGGGCCTTTTCAGAAGCCTTCTTTTGATCCTGAAACGCAAATTGTGCGTTGGGAAGGTGACCGCTATTCCGTGCTAGATCTTGCTCCTCAAGAGATTGAAGCACGTCGTATTGCCAAGGCAAAAGCCGCTGCTGATTATCGCGGTTTCTGGAAAGCCTTGCTGAGCAGCCCTGTTTATCAAACACTGCGCATGGCTGCTGCTGCTGACCTGGGCGCCAACATGCTGGTCACCGAGCTGATTGCTGCCCTGTCTGACGCAAAGATGGGCGATCCCAATGAAGCCGTCATTAGTGCTGCAATGGAAGAGCTGCTGGCAAGTCTCAATCTTCCTTCTGATGATCTGGATGCTCTTTATGCGGCCTTGAAAGCATATGGCCTTTATGAGCTGTTCCCGATTCCTGGCTATGTAGAGCCCGAGCCTCCTGCCGAGCCCGAGCCCGAGCCTGCCCCTGCTCCTGCCCCTGAGGAGCCTGTTGTGATTACTGAGCCTACCATTGAAGCTACTGAACCTGCTGAGGAAGAAACGATCACATTCAGCGCAGGCACCACTTCTGCTGGCATTGACTTTGGCACCTACTCTGGTGGCATTGTCGACTCTGGATTTATTGCTGGCTCCTCAGGCGAGGACACCATCGTTCTGGACTAATCATCCAAGTTCCAAGTGATACGCATGGGGCCACCAAGAGCGGTGTCCCCATCGTCCTCTTCAATAATTACTGACGGCACAAAGGAATCTGGCACTGGCGTGATCTTTGCATTTGGAAACTTCTCTTTTGCCTTCTTTGCCAGCTTGTTAGAACGAGCATTACGATGATCTTCAGCCCATTGCTGCATGATCTTATTGCTTTGCGCATCTACTTTTTTCATCGTGCGTTGTGTGCGCCATTCAGCCCAATCCGCTCGGCAATAGGCCATCATTCGCTTGAACCAGTCCTTAAAAATTAAGCCTGGAAAACGGTCGATAAAAAGAAGCCCCAGCTCGTAAGCCAGGGCATTAAACAGCGCACTGTTGGTCATCAGGGATCGGCTCTATAAAGATCAGCAAATTCATTTAGCTGTTCTTCAGTGAGGGTGTCCTCCAAGTAATTCCAAGCAGCCAGTTGATGGCTGAGCCCTTTGTAATACTTGGCTGCGCTTGAAAGCTTAATTGGACGACGCTTAGTCTTTGACAGATAGCCTTTCTCGTGAAGAATGCGAAGCAACTTGTCCACATAAGTGGGATCAGTGGCATAGCCTTCGCTTTTCAACATCCGGGCAGCGTCTTCTACTGTCGCCGCATTATTCACGCCCTTGTAGTGCTTGTAGTCGAAATACCACAGTTTGATGAGGTATTCAATGCAAGCAGCACGAGAAGGGAAGTCGATGAAACCATCACGAATGGTCACCCATTTCCCATTGACAAATTCCTGCGTGGTGGACATTGAACCACCCTTGCCCTTCAGGCCAAAGAAATTATTCTTGCCGGCCAAGTGTTGTCCATAGCCACTTTCAAGCGCCCATTGAGCTGCTACCAGCTCTGGAAACTTTGCGCCCGTCTTCTTGGCATGGTCATAGAAACCATCCCAAGTGTTAGAGGGATCCATGCTCACTTGTTGGCGTTAGGGAAAACGCGCTTCAAGATGGACAGCACCAGTTGAACGGTGGAATTCTCTTTGAGAGGGCTAACGGCAATGATGTGCTCAGCGGCGCCCACAAGGATGGCACCAATGAAAAACCACTCTGCAGCAGTCATGACAAAAAAGAACGAATGTCGCCTATACGCTAGCGGCGAATTTCAAGGGAACGCACCCGCTTCTCCAGATCACTGACATTTTCCGTGAGTGTCTGCAGCTTCTCTGTAATGTTTTCAATTTGAGTGGCAACCTTCACTTGTTGATTGCCAACGGCCACGAGCATGCCTCCCGTGGCTAATAACATTCCAGCCGTAATCGTAACAACGAAATTAGCCAATGCGTCAGCCAGGGGCTGCGTTTTCATGATGCCCTCTTATCTCAGTGTTCATTCTATCTGTTTCCCGGCAACGTCATTTTCCGAATAGAGTAGAGGCAACAACTGAAGAGAGGGCTTCATGTTTGTTGCTTATGAGCCTGATGATTATCTCCACAGCCTCATTGAAGTACGCAAATCTGACGCCCGACGATTATTTAGAAAGTCAATTTATACTGACTACCCATTGAGAGGGCCATTAAATCAAGCCGCTTGCGCTTATTGCGGCCAGTGGCATGGCAAGATGACCATCGATCACATTATTCCTAAGAGTAAGGGCGGCCCTCATTTTGCTCGCTGGAACATGGCCCCAGCTTGTCAACGCTGCAACTTACAGAAGACTGATCTTCCAGTGTTTGAATGGTGGCGACAGCAAAAATTCTGGACGCCTGACCGTGAAGAAATTTTGACCGCTTGGGTGTTTGCCAACTCTTTCATTGATGCTCACACCCATCAAGAGGAGTATTGGCAGTTTCTAGCGGCCAAGCGCGTTGTGCAGCAAGCAATTCACTTTCAAGTAAAAAGGAAGGGGCCGAAACACGGCCCCTTTTCGCTAGATGATCTCAGGCATTTGGAGCTGCACTTTGACTAACCAAAGCGCAGTTCATCATCTTTCGTTTGCTCCAGTGCAATCAGGCGATCAAGATACCATCGAGCCTTCCTCAGGCTCTCAGTACCCCCTTTCTTCTTTTCTCGCCAAACATATTTGGCAACGTTCCCTTTTAGGAAGCCTTTATATTCTTCTGGCGATAGCTGCGCTTCGATGGCTTCAATGCACTCAATGGATGAAGCAGCGTAATGCTCCGGGGCATTGACGGGATCAAAAAGATTTGCCATTGGCGTAGAAGGCATCAAATGCTTCAGGAACAATAGCTTCTGCAATCTTCGCCATGGTGTCGGCATACACACGAATTTCCCCTTGAGAATCAGAAGGCATGCGAAGGCTTAGGAAGTGCAGCAGGGCTTGAAGGCTGCAAGTCCACACAAAAGACGTGTAGGTGCAAGCAGGCAAGATGCCACGAGCCTGCTCTTTACACACGCCAGCTTCTATAAGGCTCCTGTAAGCCATCCCGCAGGCAAATAGGGCGTCTGTATAGGCAGCCTCAGCAGCAGACTGCTCCACGGGGCTTACAGGCTCCCCAGACGCTTGCTTGTTGCTCTTGCTTTGTTGCCGGAAGTTGGCAGGCACATAAAACTCTTCCGCATCAGCCACGCAATAGCGGAAGCTCTTCTCGTTCCAGCCCAGTTGATCGTTGGCATAGGTGCCGCCAATCACATGCTTCCACCATTGTCTTGCGACAAACAGC